GAATAGTATTAGGTTCTTAGAATCACTTATAGATATGCTTACCACAGGACATGGTGGTGCTGATACAAAGGTTACAGTTAAATGGGATGGTGCTCCTGCTATTATATGTGGCACAGATCCTGAGTCGGATATGTTCTTTGTAGGAACTAAGTCTGTATTCAATAAGAATAACCCAAAGTTATGTTACTCACATGATGACATTGATTCTTTCTATGATGGTGAGTTGAATGATAAGTTGAAGAAAACATTTGATCAACTATCTCAGTTACCAATAAAGGGTGTGATACAGGGTGACTTACTTTATACTGAGACACCTCCTATTGTTACCATGGGTGGTAAGGTATGCTATAAGTTTAAACCTAACACTATCACATACTGTGTAGAGAAAGACACTGAGATGGGTGCTAAGGTTGGTGCATCTGATCTTGGTATAGTATTCCATACAAGATATACTGGTTCTACTATTGCTACCATGACTGCTGGGTTTGGTGTAGATGCTAAACCATTACAAGGTGTCAAATCAATAGCAGTATTCTCTTCTGCATTCTCTAATGTAAACGGAGTTGCAAATTTATCATCAAGTGAGAAGACACAGGTTAAGAATGACATTAGAATTGCTAAGACTAACGTGTTACGTTCTAAGAACTTCTTAAATGCCATAGCGGGTGGTACAAAACCATTCAGTTGGACTGCTATGTTCAAGAAGTATTTCAACATACTCATCAGACAAGGACATATACCTAGCACTGCTGATCAGATGCAAAAAGGATTTGTATACTATGTTGAGAAGGAATATAATAAAGAGATCGCTAAGAAGAAAACAGAGAAAGCGCAGAAACAATGGAAGGCACAGAGGGATGATAGTCTTAAATACCTAAATAGTAACAAGAGTATCATTTTCTCTGCCCTTACTGGATTCAAAATGCTGATGAAAGCAAAGGACAGGATTATAAATAAACTTAAAAAGATAGAGGGAGTCGGTACATTCTTAGAAGATGAGGATGGTTACCGCGTTACAAGTCCAGAAGGATTTGTTGCCATCAAGGATGGCACTGCTGTCAAATTAGTTGACAGACTTGAATTCTCTCGTGCAAACTTTACCGTGGCAAAGGACTGGTCTAAATGAGATTCCGTCAGTTTATAATCGAAGCAGAAACAAAACCTGCTAAACCTAAATCTACGTCAACTCCTAAGAAGAAGAATGACGTATTAGATAAGCACATTGCTATAACCTTTGGTAGGTTTAATCCTCCACATGCGGGTCATGGTAAGGTGATGGATGCTGTCAAGTCACATGCAGGAGACTCAGGTAATTATAGAATCTATCCTAGCAGGACACACAAAGGTCCAGGAGATAAGAAGAATCCTTTAAATCCAGAACAAAAGATTGGACACATGCGTTCAATGTTTAAGAATCATAAGGATGCTATACAGAATTCAGAGCAGCATAGAAATATATTTGACATACTTAGAGACATAAACGACGAAGGTCATGAGCATGTGACCATGGTGGTTGGTGATGATAGAGTTAAAGACTTCCAGAAACTTACTTCAAAGTATAACGGAAAGCATTATGACTTTAAAAGTATTAACATCAAGTCTGCTGGTAAGCGCGATCCTAATTCCGATGATCCTATGGAGAAACTTTCTGCATCCGATATGCGAAAGCATGCCATGAGTGACGATCATGACTCTTACCACGCTGGTATGCCCAAAGGGTTTAGTTCTAAACTTTCAAAGCAGATGATGTCAGATGTAAAGACAGGCATGACACCTAAGCAGAAGGCAGAGAAAGCGAAGAAGGAAGCACAGAAGAAACTTACAGTCAAGGAATCTGTATGGACATACGCACCTAAGTTAGACTTGGTAGAGTATAGAAATCAGTACATACAGGGTTCTCTATTTGTTACAGGCACACTTGTAGAGCATGACAACACAGGTATCAGAGGTGAAGTTGTTCATAGAGGAACTAATCATGTAGTCTTCAAGGATGAATATGGAGATGAGCATAAGGTATGGTTGACTGACATCACAGAGATAGCAGCGAAGGTAGATAAGAAGGTTCCACTTGGACGTAAGAGCAATCCATATGGTAAGCGTGCTATATTAAAGGCACTTATCAAGTCAGTATCAGAGAGAGAAAGATCCAGAGCAGGAGTAACAAAGGAAAGTACAGACCCTAACAGGAAAGATCAGAGTAATCATAGTGCAGATGATGGGTCAGGTAACGACTGGAAAATAGGCACAGATAAATACAGAGAGGCAGTCCAAGCGATGACCCCTGGACAAGGAGTCATTAAGTTTTCTGAGTTCAGAAAGTCTGTCAAGAATAAATAATACTATACTTAACCCATAACAATGTTAGATATTAAGATAGGTACTGCGTTATTGGGATACTCTTTGCAAGAGCAGAGACAGATCCTAGATTGCGTTTACGGTGGTGAAGAACCCCTCACCAAGCGAGTAGACGAAGCAGCACGAGCAGTCATTGACATCATCATGAACCATGAGGAGTTCGTTGAAGGGTACGCAGGGTTTCCTGTGGAGAAAACACTCATCGACAAGAACAAGATCAAGTTCGACAAGGACCGTAACATAGGTAGAGTCATCTCACAAGGTGGAGAATCCTTTGTTATCACTGGTATGAAGAATGACGGACGCTATCAGATCATGGGTAAGAAAGGTGAGAAAACTGCGAAGGAACCAAGAGACATAGGTTTAAACCTAAATAGATCTACCACCGCAGAAGGTATAGACATAGACGAACTCCATAATGATATGGTTGAGAGTCTAAAACAGGCACGTAAGAATGTCGGTGCGTCTACATGTTGGGATGGGTACAAAGCAAAGGGAACTAAAAAGAAAGGCGGTAAGTCTGTTCCTAATTGTGTTAAGGAAGATGAACAATCCATAGACGAAAAGAAAGGTCTATGGGATAATATACATGCCAAGCGTAAGCGTGGCGAATCACCCGCTAAGAAGGGTGACAAAGACTATCCTAAAACACTAGACGTTGAGAGTTATTCTTGGCGAAACAATCTACGTATTAACCAATGAAACCTGATCAAGATAAAAGAGTCACTACAACCGTTAAGAAAAACGGTGTGACGATCAACCCTAAAAAAGAGGATCTCATGACCGAAAAGAATTTAGACGAGAAGAAATTAGATGCAGTAGGTAAAGAAGACAAGGACATCGACAATGACGGTGACCATGATAAGTCTGATAAGTACCTATTGAACAGACGTAAAGTCAGATCTAAAATTATTAAGATGAAAGAGTCTGCACTTGATGAACTACGCAAGGCAAGAAAACCCAAAGGCGAAGGTGCTGTTGATAACACACCAGAAGAAGGTCATGAGGTAGAAGAGGAAGTAGTTGCTGAGTACGCTAAGGTAGATGACTCTGCTAAAAAGAATGCCATCAAAGAAAAGATGAAGGCACGCATGCAACAGATGACTGCTGACCACGATAGAAAGAAAGCAGGGATGTCTGCATAATGTTAAAGGAACGTGCCCTCTCATGGTACACTGATACCAAACAGAGAGAGAAGGACGAAAAACAAAACAAAGACGCTAAGATCAAAAGTGCTATCATGAAGCACGGAAAGAAAAAGTATAAGGACTTTGTTAACTCTGATGGTAGTAAGAAGAAGACCGAAGTCATCAAGGATAAGAGAGGAGTACGTGCACTTCACAAAGGTAAGTGGGGTTACATGAAGAACAAGAAGTTTAAGGCAGATTAAAGGTTTATATATAGAGTAGATCTAATATATGAATCATGTTTTCATTTCTATTACCTATTGCATCCAAGGTAATCTCTGATGCAGTGGACAAAATTCCAGATGATGCTGAACTCGGTGAGAAACTCATCGACATCTGCCTAGTAATACTAGGAAAGGCAGTAAAATTAACAAAGACGGATGCTGACGATAAGTTGCTGGCAACAGTAGCAGATGCGATCAAGAACCGCGAATAAACAAGACTGGGAGGGCAACCTCCCTTTTTTTATAAATATAAGATAGGAAACACATTGTACTTGGAGTAAAGAATGGCGATCTATGGTAAGATTGACGCTGCTGCATTTAGTAATACAATAGGAGTCACCAATGGAGACGCTACTGTAACGAAGAATGCTGGCGATAGCGTAGTCCCAGGTGACGTACTAGAAATTAGTAGCGTTGCATATATTGTAAAGCAAGTAACTAGCACAACTGCTATTGAATTGCATAAGACATACGCAGGATCAACAGCGACTGTTGCTGCTGCAAACGTAATAAAGAGAACACCACCAAAGGCGGTTGCAGAGTATGTAATCAAGGGTGGAGATAGTAACTCTAATTACCAGTTATTATTTGTAGATACAACAGAAGATGGTATCGCATCTAACAAGACAAGAGGTATTGACGGACCTGGATGGTGGTTATATCAGACATACCAAACACATAATGGCACAGCACGTCATAAGGCAGAGAAACTTGCATCACTTAGAGTGGCAGCAGGAACATCAGGTGACTCAGCAGACGAGACAGTAGTAGCAGACGTACTTGAAACTATCACAGTTGGTACACAACCCGCTAACTCTACTTCATCTAGTGGTGCTGGAACATTCGTTGCTGCATTCACAGTTGATCAGTCTGGTACTAAGGTATATAAATGGCAGAGACAGACAGCAAGTGCTACTACTCGTTGGGTAGATATCGCTGCTAACACTGACACTGGTATTACATACGCAGACTTCACTACTGCAACACTTGCATACAGTGGACTAGCAGGAACAACACTTAACGGATACAAGTATCGTTGTGTGTTAAATACAAGCAAAGGTGCTGAGACAAAGTACACTAACGGTGCTGCGACACTAACCTTTGGTTCTTAATCCAAATTAATATGTTATGAGATTTGATGAATTAAATGAGAAGAATCATTTAATGTTTGCAATCAAGTACTACGAAAACCCACACTCAGTTACAGTCGATGACTTCATGGAAGACATGAAGAAGTTTAAGTATCTGAAACG